TTACCCATATTATATCTCCAATTTAACTAAGTAATTTAAAACTCCATCATCTGTAAGTATTATACCATTTGGTACTGGTTTATATCCAAACAACATATTAAATTTTCTTTCTTTCTTTGTTTCACATAATCCTAATACTGATTTAATACCCATCTCTTTCATTTGTTTTCTTGCATCTTCAAACACTTTTTTATATTTTCTAAATGAACTTAAAGACCATTCATCTGCTTCTGGTAACATTACATGAGTAGTATATGAACCTAACTCCTCATTCCAATCTATACCATAGAAGCCATTACCTTCTTGATATAACTTTATCATATTACGGAGTTGATAGCTGTGTTACTGGATGTCCCCATCCTAGCAACTTCATATCTTTTCCTGCTTCTGACCTAATATATAAACTTAAACATTTACCTGAACCCCTAAGTTTATTTTTAGTTACTACCATAGAGTCACCACTATCATAAGTATCACCTACTCCTGATGGTGTATAGTTTCTTAGTATTCTATATGCTTGAAACTCATTACCCCATTTACCATTAGCTGCAGAATTAGACCAACCCCATTGTGCTTGTACTTTACAGGATGATTGATTTGTAAATACTAGGTCAGTACCTGATGCTTGAAAACCATCTTCTGTTTTTTGTAAATAAAAGAATATATAAGGTATTTGTTTTTCTTTCATTATATCACCAAACAATTCATAACCTGTATAAAGATAACTAGAGTAATTTACACCTACAGAATCTTTAGTTTTCCAATCTAAGAAATCACTACCATTATATTTAGATAATGTAAATGATGTTCCTACAATAGTAAGAAAACTAAACTGTTCTGTTCTACTTGTAGCTACATCATCAGGTACTACAACTGTATCTCCTGCAGTAACTAAGACAGTATCTGTACCAGCTACAACAGATTCTTCTCTTGTTGTTACAGAGTATCCTGGTATCAAAGCATAGTCTGCTATATAAGGAGAGTCTGAAACTAAGCTAGATATTTCATTTTTAGACCAAGCTTTTAAAGTTAGGTCATAAATTAATTCTTTATTATAACTATTAGGATAATTAGAAGAAGAATAACTTGCACTATCATTATACAAGAATCTAACTCTATTTTCTTTTTCATCATAAATACCCTTAGCAAAATCTTTAGCTACTTCAGGTATATTAAGATATAAATCTTGTATAGATGTTAATGATAAAGACTCTGCTGCAAATCTTCCTGATGCTGCATCTGGTTTAAGTAAATAAATCCCTGCTTTAGACCAGTAAATAAAGTTACCATTTACATTAACTACTGAATCTCCATTTGTAATACCATTAGTAGATATTTTACTTGCTTGGAAAGAGGTTGCAATAAACCCTCCAGTATCTCCATAAATCTCCCACACGCCATTTTCTGCAAAAACTAATATCGAGGCTTGCGAAGCTATAATTCTAACAACACGGGTTATATCTGGTATCTGTATAGAACCCCCATCTGTATCTATTAAGTCATTAATACCTGGGTCTGTAGGGTCAGCTTCTTGATGACATGTTCCAAAGTCGTCATCTGATTTAATAATTTTACTAAAGAAAATATAACCTGAATAATTAGGAGACCTAATATCTGGTCCAGTTACATTTGACTCAATTCCTGAATAAAATAATCGTTGAGCATAAGAAGTAATAGTACTTATATTTCCTTCTTCTCTATCAGTAGGTAATCCAGAAGTTACATCTGATGCATTCATTCTACCTACACCACGTTCAAAGGCATCAATAATAAAACTACCTTTAGCTATTTGATAATTAGAAAATGAGTTTTTATTTAATGTATCTGGGTCATACTTTTCATAATCAGCACTAGAAGCATTAGATATTTTACCTAATGTCCAGTTATCAGAGTTAGCAGGATATACTCCTAAATCTGTTTTTGTTAAAGTAATAGCATCAGCACCAGTAGTTGTAACAATGTTTTTATTCCAACCTTGATTACGTAAGTTATATTTATGTTCATTACTTAATGTAACAGGTCTAGTATCAAGAAATAATGAATCATCTACACCATAGATATCTCTTATCTGTATTTGAATAGTACTTTGAGTAACTGCTCCTGTACTTACATTATATGTTAGTAATACAGGTCGAGGTAAATCTTTAGAAACAATAACACATTTATTATTAATAACAGAAGTTTCTATTTTACTATTACTTAATGATGTAATAGTAATTGGATTTCCACTATTTTTAAGATTAGCTGATGGAGAATCTGTTAAAAGATTCATAAACCAAAGTTTATCTTTAATACGTACAATACCTAATGTTACAGATGTATCTCCTCCAGGACTTTCCCAAATATGAAAAGATTGCTTACCTTCTTTAATATCTGTAGCAGTTAAACCTGTAGCTGTTAAAACATATGAAGATTCATAGTCGACACCTAACCTTCTAGACCTTGAACCATCACGATTAAGGACAAAGTTAGCTTCATCTATTGACGCATTCTCAGGAAAAGTTAACTGATTAGCTTCAGTTATTAATCCCTTAACAAACGACCTATAGGCTGCTTCCGCTTTCTGTGCCATTAACTTCCTCTTTTAATTTGTTTTTAGCTAGTCTTTTTTCTGTTTTAGCTTTAGCTTTTACTCTTTCATCTACCTGTTCTGTAGGTTTTGAATTAGCTAAATAACTAGCAACTGATGTTTCCATAAATACCATTGATGTATATGTACCTGTTAACTCTTTTGGTATCTCTCCACCTCCACTCCACTGAAATACATAATGTGCTGTGTTAGGTGCAATAACTGCTTGTAAATCCATCTTACCGTGAGTCTTCCAACTCTTTTTGACATTGGTCATGTCTATCTCCTTTATCGTTTTCTTCCTTGTTTAAGTTTAAGTTTAGGAATCTTCTTAAACTTCGTAGAAGAATTCTTTGTAAGCATAGTTTTTTTATATGCCTTTTCTGCTTTTTTCTTTTTCTTTCCATACTGTTCTTTATGAATAAACGACAGTGTATTAGCTGTAGTAAAAGTCAATATTTGTTACTCCTTGTTTTGTTAGCTGAATGTCTACCATAGTTAGGATATGATATACCTTTAGCAATTCTCCAAGCATCTTGACTCATTCTACGTCTTTGAGTTACAGAAATTTGTTCTGCTTTTTGATTAGCTATTTGTTTTAATGTTAAGAAACAAGCAGACTTAGCTTCATTAAGTAAGTATGTAAACATTTGTACTGGTAAGTCAGGAGTAAATGTATCTGACATTGTAAATGCTACTGACCTTTTACCATGACATTGTGTTTTACTATTTTGTAATGTAGACTCTAAAGTTTTTAAATATCCATCCATTACAATAGTTTCATCATCAAATGATGTAAAATACTGTGGACATCTATCATTAAATATGTTAAGAGTAATACCAGTAGTATCTGTAACTTTTTTTATGTTAGTAGCTGTACTATCTCTAGCATCTACTATATCCATAAAGTCTTCTGGTAATTTATAATCTATCATTTGAAAGTTATCTTTATCTGTAGCTTTCTTTTTATTATTATACTTAATCCATTTTAAGTCAATAATATCTTCAGGTAATTTCATGTGAGTAGGTCTATCATCTGTACCACTAGCTGTTAATTTAAATAACTCATATAAGAATGCATAATTCTTACCATCAATAATATTGTAGTAAGTAGTCTTAATTATCTGTGCTACTTGTAAAGCTTCTACACTATCATTAATGCTATTGACATCATCTGAATCCATGTCAGATAAGATGTCTTGAGTCATTGCTAGTAAATTCATTTTAGCCATTAGACTGCTCCTAATACTCTTAAAGATAAACTAGCATATTGAATAGTAGCTGCTGCACTAGTTTTAGATTTAACTTCTATATAATCATTAGTAGCCATAGTTGTACTTCCAACAACTGTAATATTTCCCCAATCACCAGTAGTTGTAGTTCTTATACTTCTTGAACCTGTTAATTCTGTACCATTTTTAAATAGAGCAAACTCTACATTTTTATCACTGCCTGATGCTTGATTACAAGCCATAGCTAATGTAATATTAACATTCTTTGTATCTGTACCATCATACCTAAGTCTAGCATTAGGTGATGTTTGGACTGTAAAGTCTGAAACAACCCCACTAACCCAAGTAGGGTCTAGTATTACATCTGATGTAGTATTAGCTTGTGTATATGTAGGACTAGCTGCATCAAAATTAATGTAGACATTAGCTACTGCATTAGGTGCTGTCCATACACCTGAACCAGAACCATTAGCAACATATACAGTCTTATTAGAAGCTGCCGCTACTCCCTTAGGTTCATGTAGGTCACTGCCTGTAATAAGATTATGTTGTATTGTCATAATGTTTCCTGTATTAAATTAGGGGTAAGCCCTCCTAAGAGGGCGTTACCGAGGTATTACTTGTCGTATGCGAATTCTACGACACATCTTGCTTTACCAGTTAACAAATCGTCAGCTGACTTATCTACGATAAGTTGACCTGGATTTGCACCGATGCTTTTACCAACTAATGCACCAGCACCATTAACAACGTTACCAGCAGTGCCAATAGCTGTTTGAGTTGCCTCAGCAGCTGCGACTAAACCGTCAACGTCAATATCAGTACCATCTTTCTGCTCAAGACCAACTGTTAAGTCAGTAGTAGTAGAAGTAGATGTAAATGCTTCATCGATATAAAGAGTAGCAGACACAATAGATGCGTTTGCCGGGATTACTTGTGGTAGGTTGCTGTTAAGAGCAGCTGGTAAATCATCATATGTGAAGTGCCATTCTGCGGACTTAACTACGCCCATTTTAGTAGACTCTTGACCACCATATTTGTTTCTAGTAGTACGAGTACCATAATGATTTGCAACACCACGTATTGGAGCCATTTCGATTGTCATAATTATCTCCTAGTAAGTTGCTTCATCAGTTAATAGAACGCCTAGTGTATCAGCACGCTGAACACCAAACCCGAACCTAGAAGTAACCTGATATTTATCAGCTCTTTCTTCTTGGTCTCTCCAACCTTCTGTTTGCGGAGCACGTCTCCATGCATGCATAACAGGCTTACATGAATCATCTGCTACGCACATGAAGATGTTAGCCTTATCACCAATTTCAGCTGTATCATTAGCTAGGTCATATGCTGACCCATCAATAGTTTCTGTTGCTGTAAGTGATGGTAAGAAGTTAGAAGTATAAATATCCCAACCCATAATGTTTCTTACGAAACGATGGTCTCTAGCAAAACCTTCATTAAGAACACCTTGGAATTGCGGAGTGTTATTAACTACAGATGTTTGTGAGATTAATGAGTTAAGAGTTGCTTCTACGATAGGGTCAACAATTGCAATACGACCTGATGCAGGTGCATTAGCTTTGTCAAACGCTAGTTTCATAGATACAAAGTCAGCAAGAACAACATTTCTTGTTGCTGCTCCAGAACCACCAGCTACAAAACGGTGAGGTCTACCATTAACTAAGTTAAGGTTTGCTGCTGTTTGTCCGCCATTAGCGACAGCTAAAAAACGTCCTTCGTGGTTTTCACCAAGAGCACGTGTTGATTCCATAGCTCTCATAGCCATGAGTGTATCTACTTGTGAACCATCTTCACGTAGGTCATCAGTAACTTTCCATGCATCACCGATATAGTCAGTAATAGATAGAGTAATGTTACCAGTGTCTATGTTAGTAAAGTTCAATGGTGTATCTTCAGCTGCATCTTGAAGTGTTACAGTACCAACTGTTTTAATGTTTAGTGTTGTACCTGAACCGAAGTCTGTTACATCACGATACATTCCTTCTGGAAGAAGGTAGTCGTGTAAGTTATCAAGAATAAACTGAGAATACTGTTGCGATTCAATGAACGCAGTTGTATTTGCAGTATTATGTGCCATTGTTAAGTCTCCTTAAGACTGTTGATTTACTTTAGCTTTAGCATTACCCCAAGCAGCTAAAAGTTCTTTAGTTGAACCACCTGCTACCTTTGCAGATAAATCAGTTGGTTTAGCTGATTGACTTAGAGCTTCAGTATTAATATCACCACTAGAACTAGCTACTGGTGCTTTAGCTGCAGATAAACCTGCTGCTTTTAATACTACTGTTGGGCTTGTTGCTGCAAGCTCGTTAAGTTGTTTAACAGATAAGTTAAGTTCTTTTGCTATAGAGTTGTAAGTAACTTCAGCTTTGTCTCCATACTGTTCAGTAAACTTTGCAGCTACTGACTTAGCATTAGAGTCTGCTTTAGCATTTGCTTCTCTTGTAGCAATAGTTTGATTAACTAAATCCATCACATTATCTTGATTAAGTTCCCCTACTGGCACGGTCGTGGCTGTCGGTTGAACTCCAGACTTTAATTCATCTATCAGTTCCTGAGTAGTTTGACGCTTAGTTAGTTCTTCACGTACAGTTGCAAGTTCAGACTCAAGAGTCTCAATATGTTTCTGTGCATGAGGTACTGACTTTAAAGCATCTTCTGGGCTCTGGTACTTTTTACCCTCTCCAATTACTTCTTGAGCTTCGGTCGGAATCTCAAATGCTTTTGGTTGAGTATCTGTTTGTACAGTCTCCTGGGTAGGTTCTTGTACAGGTGTTTCAGTTGTTTCTGTTTTTACTTCATCATTCATGTTACATCTCCTTTGGTCAAGGTAATAAATTATATAGTTTTGTTAAAGCCTTCTGTATACCTCTTTGATAAGCTTGATACTCATTAAAAGCAGGAAGTTTAAAATTCTCTTCATCCATACACTTTCTATTTGAAATATCTACTTGCTCATTAAGATAACTTCTTAACTCATCAAAAACTTGTTTCTTAGTTAAGGCTTTAGCCTTTTCACTTTTTAAATCCATACTATAATTATACCATATATTTAAGTAAAAGTCAAGCTTTTACGGTTACATTACAGGTGGTTCTTCATCTTCAAGAGGTGGTTGCATTTGTTCCATCTGTTGAATATCTTGATTAACCATTTGCTCTTCCATTCCTGGTTGAGCTTGTTGTGCCTGTAAATCTTGTTGAATCTGCATTTTAAGTTTTTCTTGTTCAGCAGCTTCAAATAATGCAGCATTATCTTTCATAAATCCATATTGGTCAAAGCCCATATACTCTTCTACCATCTTAGCTACAAGCTTAGGTGATACATGAGGACTAATCATTTGTCCTATTGGACTATTAAAGACACCTAACATGTTCTGTAATAGTTGTGCTCTAGCAGCATAGTGTCTAGCACCTATAGGTCTAATCTTACCTCTAGCAGTTAAATCTTCTTTAGTAATAGATAAGAAGTCTTGTACTCCAAAGTCATCATCATATACTTTAGCTAGTTCAGGTAAATCTAAATTACGTTTAGCTGTTTCTAACATTACATTTAAAATAGGTTCTAAGAACTCTACTTCAAATTGATTAACTTTATTTTGGAATATTCTACCAGCAGCATTTTGTAAAGACTGTACTTCAAAAGCAGTCTTCTCTCCTGGAGTTCTAATACCCATAGCTTCTCTAGGAGCACCTGCCATTTGTTCCATAGTATTCATTAATCCTGCTAACTCATTATTAACTTGGAATGCTGCAGGGTTAGGTGGTAACATATTAATAGCACCATCTTCTTGTAAATGTATAGTTGTTTCAGGTCCCCATTCAAATGGGTCTACTTCACCTTTAATTACCATAGGTGGATGTATAGTTAAATCCATAGCATCAGCTTTAGCATTTTCTAAATGGTCTAGTCTATATTGCATACCTACTAGGTTATCTAGAGGTCCCATGCCATATAAGTTATCAGGTCTTTTTCTCCATGCTACATGAGCTTTACTATCTTTACCTATATAACTAGGATTTTCAATATTACGTATTACATAGTTTCTATCAATAATAGTAATGAGTCTATTTTTATATAATTTTTCTTCATCTTTATCATAGAAGTCTCCTTCAAATTCTAATACTTCTACCATACCAGACTGATAATATTCTTGTAGTGTACCAAAACCATCAGCTATATATGCATCAGCTTTATTTACATCTTCTTGTCTAAACATAGATATAGAGTTTCTAATGTCTAATGCTTTATCAAATGCTGACTTTTTATATTGTAAGTCTGGTCTTTCTTCTACATCTGTTTTTAGTTCACCTATAGATTTAACATATCTTGTAAACTTAGGTGACTTAGCAAAAGAACTTGCTACAGGATTAAACACAATATCAAATGGTGATATACGTTTTAGTTTAGGACCATTATATGTTGTAATAGTTTCTTTTGTTACAGGGTCTACATGCTCTTCGTTAACATATCTTACTTCACCAAAAGCATTACCATAGTCAATGTAATCATAGACTAATAAACTTACTTCTTCTCTAAATTTAGATTCTTTTAGTTTAGTTTTTAAATAAGCTTCAATAGCTTGTCTTTTCTTAATAGTAGAATCTTCTCTAGAAGCTCCTTCCCACTTCATCCAGTTATCATTAGGAAATAATGCATCCATATAGTTTGCATGTAGATTATCTCTAATTTGTGTAAGTTTAGGTAAGGTTGTTTTATTCTTCCAAGGAAGTGTACTATTAGTAGTAGTTGTAGTATCAGTAGCAAAGAGATAGTTTCTTAACTCTCTCCACTCTGTTTCTTTTTTGTCTCTTTGAATCCACCATTGGTTATAAAGACCGGCTAGTACTCTAGCTAAGTTCTCTTGTCCAATCGCTTGTTCTATTTCAGCTACTTCACCTGCCATAATTTATTCCTTAATGTGTTATACCACCAAACCTACTATGGGTTGGTAAAGGTTTGTTAAATCCTAAACCTTGTGTCATTCTAAGTTTAGGTGCTAATGATATCGCCATAGCATTAGATAGGGCATCTTTAATATCATCATGTGGTGGATGTACCATCACTAATTCTTCTTCTAATGTTTGACAGTTACCACCTTTATAATGCCAAACTTGTAAATTATCATACTTTGGTTCTAGTACTGCTCCTACCCTCTGTGCTTTGTCTCCTAAGCTTCTAGTAGGTCTAAATTCATCAACTGATAGTGGGATACCATTTGGTTTAAGATAACTGTCCTTGAGCTCTTTAACGATGGTTTGTTGTGCTACTGTAACCTCAGCTCTTATCTTTCTAAATCCCCACTTTTCCCAAGACTTTAATATATGTTGATAGTAGTCTACAATTTTTTCTGTTTTAAATCTATCTATATCTAATACATAATAATTAGCTTGATGGTCTACACCAACAACTACTAATGCAGTATAATCTGCTTGTCTTCGTAAACTAAACGCAAAATCAATTGCAGCAAATACATTAAGTTTTCTATCTCGTATATACCAATCACCATCTTAACATTTAAAGCAGCTTTATCAAAATACTGAAAATTATCTGAGTTTATTCTAGCACTCTCTGTAGTATTAGGGTCATTATAATATTGAGCATAAAACTGTGTAGTGTCAATATACTTTGCTTTAATTCTTGCTAACTCTTTAGCATCAAATCCAAATGATTTACCATCTTTACGTGCTCTCTTAGCCCATAAGAATTCACCATCTGTTTCTACTACTCTTTGAAATAACTCATACACTTCTAATTCAGATTCTACATCACCTTCATTGTCATACAGAGTTTCTTTCATATTAATCATAGTATCATATATATCTTTAGGATGATACCTAGTTCCTACTACCCATTCTTCTGCACCTGGATTCTCAATAGATGCTAATTGTGAATAAGCATTTGCTACTTTCTCTCTACCATCTTCTGAATAAGCATTACCAGGTACAACAATATCGTCAAGCACAACAATATCGGCATGGAAACCAGTTGTATTACTCGTAAGCCCAACTGCTTTAACTGTTGCATCTCGTATTCCCTCCAACTTTCTTTGTGGATGGTCAACAGCTATTTCAGCTACTGCCCACTTCTCTCGTTTTCCTTCCTCTGGATGTATCATGTCACTCCAGTACCTACGATATATAGGGGAATCAATTATCTGTTTGATAGCATATAACTGTTTCTCTGCTAAGTCTGCTGTAGCTGATACATACAATACAGTAGTCTCAGGATGCTTAGTTACATACCATGCTGTTCTATATGCAGCTAGTTTACTCTTCATATGTCCACGAGGAAGTAATACTAACTGATTATCTTTTCTATCTGTTCTACTCCACCAACTTATTAACTCTTCATGTACTGCTCCAAGTAATAAATGGGGTGCTACTAATTTAATAAATGTAAGTAGGTCTGCTTCTGCAGCCTCTCTGATTTGGTCAATCTGAGTCATGTTATCTGTACCTTGCTGTCTTCTTTGCTACTTTTTTAGGTTGTGCCACATGCTGTTTACCTTTGCGATTACCCTTCGCTTTGGCAGAATTAGTAGCTCTCTTTTCAGCTGGTGTAAGAGCTTTCCAAGCCGCATCAGGAAGGTATCTCTTTTTACCATTACTCTTCTTACCATCAGATGTTCTCCATTTTTGTTTTGTCCATTTAGATAAACTCTTTTGCGATTTAGCTTTAGCCACGGTAACCACCACCTTTGGTTTTATATTGTTTAGCTAACATTTGTGCTTTACGAGCTGACCATTGTCCAGGTTTACCACCTTTACCACCAGCTTTAATCTTATTGAATAAAGCTTTTCTCATTGTAGGTTTAGTATAGTTACCTGCTTTATTTACTGTACTTTTCTTTTTAGGTATAGCCATTATGCTTTCTTTTTATTAGATTTTTTATGTCTGTTAGCAAAGTTTCTTGCTGCTTCAACAGAACCAAATCCCCAAGCTTTAAGTGCTAATGCTTTACGTGTTGGCTTACCCTTACTATCTTTCATTGGACCTTTCATTCCTGCAAATCTAGCAGCAAATGAAACACGTCTTGGATTTGTGCCAGATTTAACTGGTGGTTTTAGGTTAGAGCCTTGTGCTTTTGCACTAGCTCTACCCTTAGCATTTAATCCACCTTTAGGATTTTTACCTTCTTTCCTAGTCCATGCTGGTGTTTTAGCCATTACTTCTTCTTAGCTTTTTTCTTTTTAGCCATCATTTTCTTTTTGGCTTCTGCTGCTTTTTTCATTCCTGCTTTTGTATAAGCATATTTCTTTCCATTTACCATTGGCATATCTATTTCCCCTTTGCTAATTGTCCACCGAAGTAGAACTCAACTATCATTGTTGCCCATTTGAATATTTCATCAAACTTATATAGTCCGTCTACTATTTTAAATTCTGTACCACCACCCCATTCAAAAAACAAAAAACTTGATTTAGGAATGTCTACTGGTATTACAGTTTGTATATCAAATAAACCTGCTATTGGATATACTGCAACTAATGCAAGTATAAAAAACATTAGTATTCTTCGATTCCAAGCAGCCATAGGTGATTCTCTATTAGACTGTTCTCTTGCTTTATCTATTTCTACAGACTTCGCTGCGAGTGCTTCAAGCATTAGCTGATGTTGCTCATGCGCCTGTTGTGATTTAATAGCCATTAGTTTAGCAAAAAATCCTAAAGCTATTGGTACTAAATGTGTAAGCAAACTAATCAAATTTTCCAACCTTGACTAGCAGCCCAAAAATAAACTAACCCAGCAACTAATAATGCTAGTATAGCTTTTAAACTTAGTTTACCAAACTCAGAAAATTTATCTTCTAACCATTCAGTTAGTCCTTCCTTGATAGCTTGTTTAGTTTCTTCTGGACTAGGTTTCATCTGCTTCTTCTGGTGTATTACCTTCTGCTACCCATTCTAGGTATGCTTGGTAGTCTGTGTTAACTTCGTCTTTAGGTATGAATGCTTTTGTTTCAGTATTTTGAATACAATCCCAATTTCCATCTGAATCATTTACTTTTTTATATAATGCCATATTTATAACTCCGCATTTGCTGTGTAATGAAATAACAACTCAACTGCATATCCAGCAGTTAATCCTGAAGCTGAACCACCAACACGAATAGACATCTCACTAGAATTGGTTAGTGATGCTGTGCCAGTTGCTCTTGGTTGACCATTTCTTGCATAACTAATTGAACCTGCTGTTGTAGAAGCAATAGGATACACTGTTACAGTAGGTGCTGTTCTTTTTCTGTATTGAAAGTTATGTCTAACTCCATTGTTTTGTAGAGTAGTAGAACTATTTGCCATACATACCATAGCAACTGCACCACCAGTATCTGTGCTAGGAACTGAAACACTTTGATTCCAAGATTTTTCGTAATACCTCTGACACATAGCTAACTGCTGTCCGTATTGTAAATTTTCAAATGGTGTTGCAACAGTTCCTGTCTCTAGTTGTACACCTGTGATGTTAATGTAGTTAGATGTAGAGTCTGCAAGGTTGACTTGACCAACTCCTCTATCTGGATTATTTACCGATGCCCATGATGTTGCTAAAGTTCCTGAAGACCTATCAGTTCCAGTTGCTAACCAAAATGCTATTTGAAGACCAGTGCCATTGTCATTGTCTATTTGCCCTGAAGTATCTCCAACATAAGTGATAGTTTTCTTTTCCCATGTATTAGCAGATGATACTGTATACGCATAAGATACTGCTCTAGTTGCATCTGTTTGATATAATTCGGCAATATATGTTCCAGTTTTATTTGACTTTACCCAAAATGATAATGTCATAGTTTTAGCATTAGCTGTTCCATAAGATAATTGTTGTAAGTTTTGTCCTTCAATTTTGTGAAATAGATATAAAGTATCTCCTGTTCCAAGAGATGCCTGTGCTGTTGTGCAGTCCATTTTTAAACTATTAGCAAACCCTTGACCTGTAGGCACATCTGTATCTTGCGACATAGTCCATGCAAATGTAGGAGAACCAGACTCTACAAACTGAAATCTATCAACTGTATAATAACCAGTAGAACCATTTGTTAATCCTGAAGCTGAACCACCAACACGAATAGACATCTCACTAGAATTGGTTAGTGATGCTGTGCCAGTTGCTCTTGGTTGACCATTTCTTGCATAACTAATTGAACCTGCTGTTGTAGAAG